GAAGAAAGAGTTTCTATGATGCAACAACTTGATATTGCTCATGCTGGTTTGGGTGCTATTGGCGACCTTGTTAATGCTTTAGCTGGTGAAAATGAAAAGAGTGCAAGAAGGGCATTTAATATTAATAAAGCAGTAGGTATTGCACAAGCTACTATAAGCACTGCTCAAGGTATTATGAAAGCTATGGCAGAAACAACTGATGTTACACCTACTCAGTCTTTAAGATTTGCAAATGCACTTGCAGTTGGTATTGCTGGAGTTGCCCAAATTGCAACCATAGCGAAACAACAATTTAAAAGTTCTGGAAGTGGTGGGGGTGGAAATATAACAACCCCAAGTGGTGGGGGTAATTCAGCACCTCAACCAAGTTTTAACGTAGTTGGCGATAGTGGTGTGAATCAATTAGCACAATTACAAATGCAACCTACCCAAGCATACGTTGTGTCTGGAGATATTACAACGGCACAAAGTTTAGATAGAAATAAGATTGAAAATGCAACAATTTAAATTAAAAGCGTTATATAAATATGAAAATTATTGAATTAATATTAAACGAAGAAGAAGAACAAGCTGGAATACAAGCCGTTTCAGTAGTTGAAAACCCAGCCATAGAAGAAGACTGGATTGCGTTAAAAAAACATGAAGTAGAATTAAAAACTATTAATGAAGAAAAAAGGCTTTTAATGGGACCAGCTTTAATACCAAACAAACAGATTTTTCGACGTAATGAAGATACAAAAGAAGATTATTATATTTTTTTTAGTGAGAAAACTGTACGTAAAGCAAGTCAATTATTCTTAAAAGAATCAAACCAAAATAATGCTACCATAGAACACGAATCAAAAATTGAAGGCATGAGCGTTGTAGAAAGTTGGCTTGTAGAAGATTCAAAAAAAGACAAGAGTTCTTTATATGGTTTTAAAGCAGAAAAAGGCACATGGTTTATTACTATGAAAGTGGACAACGAAGAAGTCTGGAGCAAAGTAAAAGCTGGAGAAATTAAAGGCTTTTCCATAGAAGGTTACTTTAGTGAGAAATCAAATTTAAAACAAGAATTAAAATCTATTGTAATTGATAAAGATATTGCAATAATAGATGATAGAAATGCTTATAGCACAAAAGAAAAAGCATTAGAAGTTGCTAAAGAAGTAGGTTGCGAAAGTTATCATGAACACGAATTTGAGGGGAAAGTTTGGTTTATGCCTTGCAAAGAACATTCATTAAGTGAAGAAATACCAACTGTAAATTTTAAAAAACCTTGTTATGACGGATATGAGCAAATAGGTTTTAAAATGAAAGACGGAAAGAAAGTACCTAATTGCGTTCCAATAAAAAATTCTACTGACCTGGAGAGTTATGCAGATTACCCAGATGCAGTAAAAAATAATGCTAAAAGAGGAATGGAATTAAACAAAAAGAATGGCAATAAATGTGCTACTCTTGTTGGAAAAAATAGAGGAGCTGACTTGTCAAAAGGTCGTGCCTTGAATGTAGATACAATAAAAAGAATGTACTCGTACTTAAGTAGAGCCAAAACATATTATGATGATGCTGATACAAATGATTGTGGAAATATTAGCTATTTGCTTTGGGGTGGTTTAGCTGGTTTGAGATGGTCTGAAAGTAAACTAAAAAAGTTAGAAAAGTTAAGTGAAGTAAAAGAAGATCTAAATAAAAAAATCATACAAGAATTAAAAAATTTAATCATTGAACATGAAAAAAAAGAGAAAACAAATAAAGGACAAAAACAGAACACCAAGTAAAACCTCGCCAAAAGGTGGTAACAGGGGTTGTTTATGTGAAGATAACACTTACCATAAAGATTGTTGCGACGGAAGTTTACATTCACAGGGCATTGGAAAAGTTTAATGAAAATCTAACAAAATAAAAATTAAGCGTTATATAGTTGTAAAATTATAATTATGGAAAAAAGTACTGATATTATATCAAAAATTAAAACCTTACTAGGTTTGGAGCAAACAGAAGTAAATCTTGCTCAAATGAAGTTAGAAGACGGACTAACAATTGTTGAGTCTGAAAATTTCGAAGAAGGAGATAACATCTCAATAATCGCAGAAGACGGAAAAGTTGCAATGCCTGTTGGAGATTATGAACTTGAGGACGGCAGAATGCTTGTAGTCAAAGAAGAAGGCATAATTGATATGGTAAAAGGAAAAGAGGAGAAAGAAGAAAAAGAAGAAGTAATTGAGAAAGAAGAAGAAAAAGAAGAGTACGTTGAGCAAGATGCAGAAACTCCTAAAAAAGTAGTCGAGACAGTTACCAAAGAATTTCATTTTGAGGAAACTGAAAAGCTCAGAAAAGAAATCGAAGAACTTAAATTAAAAATTCAACCACAAGAAGAAGATAAAAAAGAGGAGAAAGAAGAAGTGATTGAATTAAAAGAAGAAGAAAAAATTGAGCCAATTGTACATAATCCAGAAAACAAAAAAGAAATTGAAGGGTTTAAATTTTCTCAAAACAGAACAGAAACTACTCTTGATAGAGTAATGAATAGATTAAGTAAATAAATTAATAATTAAAAACTAAAAAAAATGGGTGTAACTTTAACATCAACTTATGCTGGGGAGTTCGCTGGAAAATATATTTCTGCGGCTTTACTTTCAGCACAAACATTAGACAAAGGTCTAATTACAGTATTACCAAACGTAAAATACAAACAAGTTTTACAAGTGGGTGCATTAGGAAACATTGTTGCAAATGCAACTTGTGATTATTCAGCATCTGGAACTTTAACTTTATCTGAAAAAATAATTGAGCCAGAGGAATTCCAGGTAAACTATGACGTTTGTAAAAAAGACTTAGTGAATTCATGGGAGGCAGAACAAATGGGTTTTAGCGCATTTGATAATCTTGCACCAAGTCTTGCAGATTTTATTATTGCACATACGGCTGCAAAAGTGGCTGCACAAGTTGAAAACACTATCTGGGCAGGTCAAACTGGAACGGCTGGAGAATTTGACGGATTCTATTACAAAGCAACGGCTGGTGGTTCTGGTTGTGTTGCAGTAACAGGTACTGGTATTACGGCTACGAACGTGATAACGGAATTGGGCAAGGTGGTTGACGCCATACCGCAAAGCGTGTACGGAAAAGAAGATTTACATATCTACGTAGCACCAAATGTAGCAAGAGCATACATTCGTGCATTAGGTGGATTCGTTGCAACTATCGGTGCAAATGGTGTTGATAATAAGGGAACAAGCTGGTACACAAACGGAGCGCTTTCTTTTGACGGAATTCCAGTTGTAGTTGCTCAAGGTTTACCAGCATCTTCAATGATGGCAGCACAAAAATCTAACTTATTTTTCGGCACTGGTTTGCTTTCAGACCATAACGAAGTTAGAGTTTTAGACATGGCAGAACTTGACGGTTCACAAAATGTTCGCGTTATCATGAGATTTACTGGTAGCGTTGAAATGGGTATTAACTCAGACGTAGTAATCTACGCATAAGATTAATTAATTGAGGGGTGTCAAAACCCCTCTTATTTATAAATATTTAAAACCACAAAACATGAGTTGTGATATAATTGGCGGAAGAACGGAGCAATGCAAGGATGCAGTTTCTGGACTTCATGCAATATACTTAATAAACTATGGCGATTTAGACATGGATGCACTTGCTCAATATGGAACTGTTGATAATACAGACCAAATTGTAGCTATTCAATCTGACGGCATTACATTTTCAGCATTTAAGTTTGAATTGAAGGGCAATAATTCTTTTGAGCAAACGATAAATTCCTCCAGAGAAAATGGCACTACATTTTTTGAGCAAACGTTAACTGTTCAATTAAAAAGACAAGACGTAAAGTCAACTAAAAACGTTAAACTAATTTCTTACGGAAGACCAAGAATTATTGTACACGCAAGAGGAGACCAATTCTTTTTATTAGGACTTGACCAAGGTTGTGATGTTTCTGCTGGTAACATATCTAGCGGTAGCGCACTTGGAGACTTCAACGGCTACTCGCTCACATTTACAGGCATGGAAGAATTACCTGCGAACTTTCTTAACTGTACAACAGAGGCTGAATTAAAACTATTATTACAAAATGGTGCTGGTGGTACTGGAGTTTGTAATATAGTTACTTCATAAGATTTTTCTTTATCAAATTTTATAATTTGTATTACTCGGAAAAGGTCGTATTTATACGACCTTTTTTTCTGTGATTTAAATTTTTTTAAGTCTTATATTTCTAACAAATTTCAATTTTAGCGTTATATAAGTATGATAATATTAAAAGTTGATACAAACCCACAATCATTTAAATTTATTCCTCGAAGTAAAACTTATGATGGATTATTTATAAAAGATGAAAGTACAAATGTAGAAACACAAATTACTATTAGCAGTAGTTCCACTAATGACTATTATGAATCAATTACTGCGACGTTTTACATAGCATCTCCTGTGTTTAATTTAGTTGAGAATAGATTTTATCGTCTATTGGTTAAAAATGGCACAGACATAGTTTATAGAGATAGAATTTTTGTAACTAATCAAGTTATTGCTAACTTTAATGTCAACGAAAATGTATATCAATCGAATGCATCAACAAATGAATTTATAATTTATGAATAATAACTCACACATATTAAATTTAAGTGCTTATGAAGTACCTCAAATTGTAGAAGATAAAAGGCGAGACTGGGTTTTATATGGAAAAAACAACGATTATTTTGAATTCCTTATAAATAACTATAAAAATTCAACTACGAATAACGCAATAATAAATAACATTTGTAGGTTGGTTTATGGAAAAGGATTAAGTGCCTTAGATGCGAGTAAAAAGCCAAATGAGTATGCTCAAAGCATTAGTCTATTTTCTCCAGAAGATTTAAAAAAAATAATATTAGATTTTAAGATGCTCGGACAAGGTGCATTTCAAATACATTACTCAAAAGATAGAAAAAAGATTATCAAAGCTTTGCATATACCAGTTCAATTATTAGGAGCAGAAAAGTGTAATAAGAACGGAAAAATTGAAGGCTATTATTATTCTGATAATTGGGAAAATGTAAAAAAATTTCCACCAAAAAGAATACCAGCATTTGGTTATAGTAGTGAAAAAATAGAAATATTATATTTCAACAATTATACACCTGGAATGAAATATTACTCATGCGTTGATTACGTTGGTGGCTTATCATATTCTACATTAGAAGAAGAAATAAGCGAGTACTTAATTAATGATGTACAGAACTCATTTAGTTCTACAAAGGTGGTTAACTTTAATAATGGAATTCCAACAGAGGAACAACAAGAGATTGTAAGTTCTAAAGTGATGAATAAATTAACTGGCTCAAATGGGCAGAAAGTTATTGTTTCTTTTAATAGTGATGAAACAAGTAAGACAACTGTTGATGACATTCAATTAAATAATGCACCAGAACATTACCAATACTTGGCTGACGAGTGTATGCGTAAAATTATGGTTGCTCATAATGTTACCTCGCCACTATTATTCGGCATAGCAAGTAAAAATGGATTTTCAAGTAACGCAGACGAGTTAAAAGATTCATCTATACTTTTCGACAATATGGTTGTAAAACCAATTCAAAATGTTTTAATAGATGCTTTAGATAAAATTTTAGCATTCAATGATGTATCATTAAAATTATATTTTAAAACAATACAACCGTTAGATTTCAAAGATTTAGAAGGCATTGAAGATGAGGAAGTCATTGAAGAAGAAACAGGAATTGAAACAGAATTAAATTCATTAGTCTTAAATGATGAAACTAAAAAAAGTTTAATAGATAATTTAGACGGAGAAATCATAGACGAGCAAGAATGGGAACTAGTTGACAAAAGAGTTTTTAATGATGAAAATGAAAGCATTGATAATTGGGCAAATAGAGTTATA